TGAAGCGGAACCTTTTAGCATTGCCCTTGAGGTCGAGCGTGATGGTGAATAGGTTTGTCCGTCTCCTGGGGTCCAGGACTGACAAGCAAAGCAATAGCTGTGCCCATCAGAATACAGACTATTAGCGTCTGAACTTCCGCAAGACGGACAGGGCTCATGACGTAAAAACTCGCTCTCGCTCGTTGATTCCTCGTGGTTGAACGATGAAACATTCATAGTCATCCAGGGCTTGTTCAAAGCCTTCGAGTACGTCTTGTGCGGAGGAGGTTTTGTCGAGTGCCATGATCAGATAGTAGGCACAGTCTTTGATGGTCCGTAGATCAGCCATTGAGGGCAGCCTCTTGAATGGAACGACGAAGCTCTGCGTAAGCTTCTGTTTGATTTTTGTGGTAATCAAGCCAACCGTCAACAGCTTGATAGAATCCCTTAACAATGTTTGCACCGTAAGAGGATTCCAAAGCATCGACATCAGCAAGGATGTCACTGAACTGTTCAGCGTAAAACTCAACAGTTCCGTAAGGGGTTTTCATTTGAACCATTCTATGGGGATGGAATGAAATGCACACCACTGGATGCCATTCTTTTCGCACCAAGCAGCATACGTTGTTTTAGAGCGTTTGTCGATCTTGTTGTAAGGGGCTTGAAACACCATCCGAATGTCAAGCTCAGGATGCATAGCTTTGACAGCCAGCATCTTGCGACGATCTTCAGGTGTGAACTGTCCCTTGGTTTCAAGATAGACACCATTTGGGAGGAGAAAGTCCGGTGTGTAGGTGCATTGCAACACGTAAGGAACCTTGGTGCTCTCGTATTCAAATGGAACGCTCAGTTCTTGTAGAAGGTCAGCGACTTTCTTTTCTAGACCTGAGCGGTATTTCATCAGTCGTCGATGGCTTTTTCAATGATCTCTTCGACGATCTCAGACACAGCACGACGCATCTCGTACTTGAAATCAGATCGATCAGCTTTGAAGCGCTGAACAGTGATGCGGGGAAGTTCAACAGTCAGCGTGGCTTCATACAGCCCGCCAAGTTCAGACTTCACAATGTCGTATTCAAAAATCATCGGTGTCCTCGGTGGTGTTAGGAGTTACGTTTGGTTCGTTTGCTTTGAAGCCTTTAGTCTGACCGAAAAGGGCAGCGGCTTCTGTCGCGTCAAGATCTCCACCATCCACACCAGCAGAACCACTAGCTTGGATGACTTGGATCGCTTGCAATTTAAGAGACGTGCCATAGCTGTCGTCAGGAAGAGTGTAAGGCTTCTGGCGGAAAGCTACTTTGACAAGACTGCCGGAGTACAGAGGGATCTCTTCAGTGATCGGAGTACCCTCACTGTCCACAATGGGAACAGGAGAGTCAGGATCCCAACGGAAGTTCACTCGATACATACCCTTGGAGACTTCCTCCCAGGGCTCAGGTTTACAGACAGAACGACGAGGGTTCTTGACTTTACTCTTACACCAGTCAAGGAGTTCAGAGCGAGTAGCTTCAAGTTGTTCGACAAGGGTCTCATCCACAATGCAGGCAAGATTCAACTTGCCATACTTGCTTGGCTGAAAGACAGCTTGATAACCTTCAAGACGAACAGGGTTTTGGGTGACGATGGTTTTAGACATCAACAAAAGAAATAGGTGGAGGCTAGGACGTTCTCAGGTTTGAGGGTCCCAATGATCGGTGGTTCAGACGTAGCCCCTATCTGCTTAGCCCAATCAGACAAGTAGTCATGATCAGCAAAGAGATAGCAGTACGTCTCCCTCACGATAGCAGACAAACTGGTCATGTCAGTGGCACGACACAGGACTGAATCATGAATTAAAGCTAAAGGAGCATCGAACTTGATGGCACTTAGATGGAGGATGCTGGCATCGAGTGAATGGATCAGATTAGGAGCTGTCGCATTACAATGATGACGTACATCAATCTCATTTGTCTCACCGTTAGCAACGTAGACACGCTTGACTTTACCAAGCAGCTGTAGTTGTAACTGTTCAATGTTCTTTTTCATTAACCGTTGAGTCACTGTAAATCCAGACGGAGTAGTCCAGACCAATTCAGTTTTACCTCTACGGAATGCTTCTCTTACTTCCTTTTCGATCCAATCCATAACAGCCATGGGACCAGGAACGACTCGATACATAGCTTCCCTTACAGCATTGACAGTCGTTGTTAGATCTTCTTTAGAGATCTCGACACCTTTCTCTTTCAAAGCTTCACGAATGTAACTTCTATTAGAGAATGGTTTTGCATTGTAAGGAACAGTCATGACGGTTCTTTTGGTTACCTTTCTATCCATGTACTGTTGAATAGACACAGGACAGTGAGGTTTAGCCTCTTCCGCTATAACTTTGTATGCATCTTGTGGTCGATCACTTGGAGTAACATTCACTAATTGTGCTGTACTCTTATCCCTTGCCAGCCCTGCCAGGACCTGGAGCCCTGAACACGTGGCGTCTGTGGCTATCATCAAGGAAGTAAATTGTCTATCACATACAATACAGCAGTGATAGTATTCCTCACACGCAGCTAAGAATTGCCAAGGTTCATCAGCAGCTTCCCATTCAGGAATCGTACCAATTGGGTCATTGACAATACGAGAGATCAACTCGTGATGGTGAATAGTCCATTCAAGACGCTCTTCAATAGGAGCTTTATCTAGACCATAAGTCGTAGACACCTGAAAGGCTAACCATTCCTCAGCTTCAGGATACATGAATGCTTCATCAGCAAACTTTAGTAATGACTTACCAAAGTCAGTATCTTGTGGTGTAAGAAATGCAGGAATTGGGTACGCTCTTCCACGATAATCAAATGACCAAGGTAAGTAAAACCTTTCCTTGTCTTTGAATCGCTTCGCTGCATCCATTGTCATTCGTGTACGACACGATTGCTTGAATGCTGCAGCGTTGATGTTCAGTACCTCAGCAGCAGCACGTCTGTACTGATGCCTGCTCTCCTCATTGTCAGCAATGTCTGCTGGCTTAGGAGGCAGAGGTAGTTCAACGATGGGGATAAACTTCCCCACCTTCCTGCGTAGTTCCAGAAGTTGTTCAGCCACGTCCACAATGAAGGGATTCAGCTTGTACGACACACCTTGAATCCTGTTCAGGAATTGGTAAGGTGTTTCCTCCTGTATAGGGAGCTGGTTACCGCGTCGGATCATGTCATGACCACGCATCACCTCATTCAGCAGGTAGCCACCTTCTTGATCCTTTGACCACTCCTTTGGAGGGATCAGCATCGGCCAAGCAATGGCGCTGAACAGCTCAGCGTTGGACATGATCTCGTCCTTGATGTCCATGAACTCAGCAGTAGGCACCACATGATTGATTGTCTTTTTACCTTGACGCACGTTCATGACAGTAAACCAACCACTTGCACTGCATACACAGTCAAGCAGCCAGTTACCTAGCCTGACTCGGACAGTAGATCCCCAAGTATGCCACACATGACCGCTACTATTCATAGCTCGTCGTATGTTGACAAACTTCTGCTGCGTACCACTTGCTTGATGCCAGTACTTCTTCTTTAAAAAGTTAAGAAGTTCAGGACACTCACGCTCATAGTAACGCATTTGACATTCTTGCTCAACTGCTGCACCAATTGAATCACATATGGTAGCAAACTTGGAGCTGTTATCTTTAAGGCTAAACACCTTATCAAAAACAACCTTACAAGTAATAGCTGCTGCAGCAAAAGGTTCGATGTCAGCAAGATAAGTAGCAATTTCTTTGAATGCTACACCACTGTTACCTTTACGAATCTTCCAATTGGTTTGTTCGATCGTATGGATAACAAGAGGAATGAGAGTGTCAACGCTGGCTATGCCATAAATTGAGGCACTGGCATAGTCCTTGGACTCCACATTGTATGTGTTCTTGTGAAGGCGTTGTAAACCACAGCTGATAGCTGTTCGTTCCAGTTCGTACTGGGCTTCAATTTCACTCTCGGTCGCCATTCAAATCAATTGGTTGAACAAGGTCTTGCATGAATTCGTAATCATCAACATCGAAGAGTGGATCATCAATGTCGTAATCAGAAATCACAGCCGTTTTCATCAAAGTCAGCATGGTCGCCAGGAAAAAGGTGGTGAATGGACTCGTTGTCTGCTACTACAAACTCCGTGTCAGGAGTACTGAGTAGCTCTTCAACTTTAGCATGTGCTGCATGTTTTCGCTGGTAGGTATGCTCTTTTACCTTGCCAGTCTTAAGATTCATTTCACGAATGATGCAGTAGACAGAAGACGGAAGCTCCCATCCTGCAACCTTCCATGTCATGATCTCCTCGAATGTATGCTGTTGAAAGCAATCATCCGAGGCCTCAGCGTATTCTTGCCAGTTGTTTGGAAAGTACTTTTTGTTAGCCATACCCCCTGCGTGATGGTGAATAAACCGAAAAAAAAGCCTGGGACTTACGCCTTGCGGCTGCCCAGTGTGGTCAGAACTTCTCGGTGAAGTAGTAGCGACGTGGTGACTTGGGTGTGTCGTTGATCGCCATGATTAGCCTGTCCTCCTCAAGATCCCGCAGGATGCTGTTGGTGACTCGCTGCTTTGGAGTGTTGATCCTCAGGCGGTGCTCGATCTCGTAACACCGGAGCCCTGGGTTCTGCTCAACAATGAACATAACATGGGCACGGAGACCGCTGTAGGTCAGCGATGGATCGGTCATAGCTGGATAGTAGCCACGGGAGCTAAGCCAGCTTGCTGCCTTGGTAAGCAAACGATCAGTGAGATGGTAACCGGTGAGAGTCATGATCAGTTGTCCTCAGTGGTGGTGGACTTGTTCATCTTAATGCCCCAGCGCTTGCGTTCTTCCTCTTCGGTTGCAAGCTGAAACAATTCTACATGAAGCTCGTCGCCAGGATCAGCATAGGTCGCTATGTGATTCATGCGATAGGTGGCAGCTTGCATGTTCTCGAAGACACCCAGCACAATGGTGTCGCCGCAGCACCCAGAGGTGCGAGTAAGAGTCCAGAGTTGCATGATCAGCAGCAGTAGACAACGGATTCAGGTTGGAAGCCGAAATGCTCGGCAATGGTGCCCCAGTCTTGGGTCAGCCAATGCATTTCGTTGACGTGCCGAATGATAACACGATAGCAGTGGTGTTCCGGCTCGTAGTGTACATCAGACGGTGGCACCAGTGTGGCGTCAACATCTTGCCTGTACTCTTCATCGATCCAGAGTTCAATCATGGTTGTGGTTGTGATGGTGAAGAATAGGTCCGCAGCCTTTGCTGCTTTACCCATCGTAGAAGGTCTTCTTCAGTTGCAGTCAAGCCGTACAGCTTATGCAACATTTCGTAATAAGCTTGACGTTTGGATTCAGACATAAGTCACACGTTTGGCAGAAGGACCATGAGCATTAACAAAAATGTCAACCCGAGCACCATCGCACAGAGCGCAAGTTGCACACTGGGCAGTGCTACCCTCAACGGTTGCAGGGCATTGCTTAGCTTTGACAGTTGGCTTGGTTGCGACTGAAACCACATTAAAGGTTCGCCATCCCATCTCCCTCGCCTGTTCATAATCCTTAACACTGTCGCATGATGCCATCATCATTCCCACAGCCCAACTTGCGAACGGCTGGCGCCATTGATGGGTGTAGGCTGTGTGACCAGCGGCGTAATGATTAACGGAAGACAGAAGAACCCCAGGCAACATAGCGGGATCACCATAAGCGCCCCAACGGACTTTAATGCCGCTAAAGACTGTGGCGTAGCTCTCTTTGGAAAGGTGCGGGTAGGCTCCTCGTTGATAGGCAAGCCATACAGACCGCGGCGCCTGTCCGACGTTGACATAGCAAGTTCTCACCCCGTTGGATTGTTTGCGGTGTGGGCAGTTCCCACAAATGGAATAATCGGCGCCAATCGCTACGGCGTCCACAGGATTTAAGGATCTATTAAGGATCCACACTTGGGCCATGTTGCCCGTCTTGCGGTTGCTGGTCTTGATGGTGACTATCGCCACCAGTGGTGAGCCATCAATAGGAGACGGACCCTCCCACAGGATGTAGCCATTGGGCTGTGTCATGAGAATGGATTGCGTGGCTTCGGTCATCCTAAGGCATGAGTCAAGCGGTTTGGCTGTAGCGAGCGCTACATAAGAGGCCAGATCGCAGTCATACCAATGGATCTCACGGATGATATCGAGTCTTTTTCTCCTGTCAATGTTTATTCAGATTGTTTTAAGAATTCAGTCGCAATCCTTCAGATCCCAGGTGGCGCCACAGATGTCACGGCATCCACGGCATCGGCACCGCCCATTACCATGCCCCCACCCCATCCGTCAAGCGATACCCGCCACCCCGTAGCAATTCGAGACATTCGGACCCCCCCTACGGGGTGAAGAGTCAGCCGCCGGACACACGATTAGACTTAAGAAATTTCTGTCAAAATTTTACGACCACATAGCCGCTGCAATAGACGGAAACTGTGCAATAATGATGTCTTGAACCTCATCAGCAATCAATTTATGCTCATATTGGGTACCATTAGACGTTCTAAGGTCACAATAGTGCAGCCAAGACCGCAAAGTACCGTTCATATACATCCGAGTAGGTGTAGACAGAGGCAAGACCTCCCTAGCACACTCTTTAGCAACCCCTTTATCCAACAATTGATGATAAAGCTTCATACAATTGTCATAATGTTGCTCAATGTCATCAGTTAGACTATCAACAAGAGACGGATCGAGGGTATTAGTAGAATTTTGTCTATTAATCAGATCTTGCTCTCTAAGTCGCGGCAATACTGGCAAAGAATAGACTTCCGAGTACCTTTGACTAAACTCTTGAAATGAAAAGCTACGATGCCTAAGGATCTGAGCTGCAATACTGCGTGTAGTTCTAATTTCTACACACATATTTACCATTTCAAAAGGACTCCAATGTTTATGCTTGATTAGATACCTAATAAGTTTTGGAGCTGTTTCTTTGTTGTCTTGATTCTTTGGATTAGAGACTCGTGCCATATAAGCTACGAGTTCTTCAGCATTGGGAGTTACGTGAATGAGTTCTACTTTGTGCATGTTGGTGGGTACATACTATAGTACTTTGTGCAGGGCACAGTCTGAGCTGTGCAGAGCACGGGGTGATTTGAGTCCTGATTAAAAAAAATAAAAAGGAAAATGTGTCTTATTAAGACATGAGCACTCATCGCTCATCTATAATAAGAGAAAAAAGGGGGAGGATAATCAATGATAATTGATTGTCTTTCCCCCCTACAGGGCTCGGGCCCACCCTTCCCTCCTCCTGTATAGGGAGCTGGTTACGGGACCCATCTGTGAAATCGCTTGTCTCCGTTAAGGTTTCGAGCTTTTTGTCTTGTTTGAAGATCAAACCCAAAAGCCATGTGATTTGCTGCTTCTTGAGGGTTCTCCAGCCAAGACTCTTGAAGGTCATTCCAGTCGTCTCTTCGTCGATTTATCATCTCTTGATTAGCTGAGATAGCCAGGGCGTCTGTAAAATATTTAACACCTTGAGCTAAGCAGTCTAATCTGTCGTCATGTTTAACTGCGCCTTTTTCACGGCACATGCGACTCATTTGATAGAAGAGCATATAGAGGAGGCGTTCTTCTGGAGCTGCGTCTTTATTTGAGTTGTAATCCCAGTCGATGACAGAGCGATTAACAACAAGGCGGTGTTGATTAAGGACAGGCTCAAGGGAATCAATAATACGGTCTTCCTTTCTGACATTAGCGCGTACCTCTTCGATGTCTATAGCTTGTTTAGTTTGTTGAAGGTGTTTTTTAAAGAGTTCACCGACGATACCGTCACCAAAGTTTGTCTCAATAAGAAGCTTGGTTACACCAAACTTTTTACAACCTCTTAGAATGTCCAAGAGCGTCTTGTCTGAGTAGCCGTCTCGGTAAGCACGCATTTCATGCAAGTACAAGAAACCGTTTCGCTGGGAGATAAAAGCTGCTGCTGTCTCATCCGTTCCTCGACCCGATGGATCAACCGAGCAAATTGTTTCTGTATATGGGTTCCACTCCCCTTGGAGCTGCATCGGGCCATAGAAATAGTCTCCAGGTAGCCCAACAGTCGGAAGTTCTTTGAGTAGGTTTGCTGGATCGGAGCACCAAACGACGGATTCGGGAGCAGTAGTAGGGTTAACAGAGGTGACAATAAGGTCAGCCATCTTAAGTGGGAACTTTTCTGCATCACTAAGACTCGTGTCTAACATGAACTGTAGCATGAAGTTAGACCGTCCCATGGACGCTTCACGCTCGATTAGATCCTCGTCACCAAAACGATCAGGATCTGTGACACCCCAAGGCTCTGCACCACCGTCCATATCCCCCACGATTTGGGGCGCTAGGAGGCCTTCATACTGGCTTACCTTACGAGGGTACCTAGCAGGCCAAACAAAGGGCTTGTAGGACCTCTCAGCTAGCTTATTGTAAACGGTAAAGGATGTCTGAGGGGTACCAAGGTAGCAGATACGAGAATCTTTCTTTGGAGTAAGGATAGATTCAGCTTCCGTACACAAT